GAGGTAAATGGGCAAAATAAGTTATAGTCAGTTCGCAATGTGGGACAAATGTCCTTACACTTGGAAGTTGAATTATGTTGACAAGGCAGAAACTTTCAAAGGTAATATCTACACATTGTTTGGTAGTGCTATTCACGAAACTATTCAAGCATATTTAGTTTGTTATTACGAACGAACAATCAAAGAAGCTGATGCTTTACCACTTCACGATATTTTGATTTATCGTATGAAAGAATTATATAAAGAATCCAAAGAAAGACACGGAGATGAATTTGAAGTAGACCAAAAAGAAATGATTGAGTTCACTAATGACGGATTTAATATTATTGATGAGTTCTTAAAAAGAAAAGGTAGTCATTTCAAGAAGAAAGATACTGAGTTAGTTGGTATTGAAATGAATCTTAACTACGACTTACCAAAAGATATGAAGTTTGTTGGTTATATGGATGTTGTTCTACACGACAAGAAAACAGGTCGTATGAAAATCATTGATATCAAATCATCTACTATGGGTTGGAACAAATATATGAAAGCCGACAAGAACAAAACCAATCAGTTGTTATTGTATAAACACTTTATGGCAAAACAATTAGAAATAACGGAAGATAAGATAGATGTTGAATATTTAATATTAAAGAGAAGATTGTATGAAAATATGATGTATCCACAGAAAAGAATTCAGGCGTTCTCGCCAGCAAGTGGAAAACCAAGTGTCAATAAAGTTATGAGTAGATTACAAGAGTTCATAGATGAGTGTTATGATGATAAAGGTAAAATCATATCACACGACTATGAAAAATGTGAAAAGCATTTAAAATGTAGAAGTTGTAAGGATTTATAATGACATTAAAAGAAATACAAGAACAATATGGAATAGATACAGACAAAGAAAGTAGTCATCACACCTATTTTGATATTTATGAAAAACTATTTAGTGATTTTAAAGACGAGGAGATTTCAATTTTAGAAATTGGTGTATTAAATGGTGAAAGTTTAAAATTATGGACAAAGTATTTTAAGAACGCAACAATATATGGTATTGATACCTTTGAAAGAGTTCCAATTAATGATGTATGTAATAATTTAGCCGGTTTTGAAGATAATATATGTTTGGCGGGAGTTGATTCAGTTTACGACTATGAAAATTCTATAAAAAGTAGAGGAGCTTTTTTTGATGTAATTGGTGATACAAAATTTAAAGTTATTATTGATGACGGATTACACACTTTACACGGACAAGTATCCACCTTCAATAACTTTAATCATTTATTAGAAGACGATGGTATTTACATTATTGAAGATATTCCAGCGTATTGTTACACTTGTAATCAAGATTGGTATGGACATATGGCCACATTAAAAAAGACATTACCAATGTTTGACATAATTGATATGAATCATAAAAATGAAAATGGAGTTCAAGATAATATAATAGGGGTATATGAGAAATGATAACACCAAGTTTAAGAATTAAAGTAACAGATTTTTTAGCAACAGATTTCGAACAAGAAGTTTTTCAAGAACTGATGAGATTAAAAGAACTACCTAATTTAAATGGGGTAAACTTTCCATTATACTTTTGGTATGATAGAGAAAGAGAAATTGTAGATTTAAAAACTATTGAACCATTTATAAAATATTGGAAATCATCAGGTGAATATCTCACTAAGTTGATATTGTATCCACAATTCTTTGACACTCAAAATGATTTCATTTGGTATGATATCAGGCCATACGGAACTGAAAAACATCTAACAGACTCACCACTATCCTACATACAATATTGTAGGTTCTCTTATCAATACACAGACCCAAGCACTGGCATTTTAGAAGGACTAAAAGATTTCCACGAGAAATTTTTATTCGTAAATCGTGATAATTCAACCACCAATAAAAGAAAACAAAAAAGAAACGATTATGAAGATAGCAGTAGTAGGTAGTAGAACTTACACAAACAAGACACAAATTAAAAACTTTATGTTTAGATTAAAAATGGAACATAAAGATATAGAAATAGTTAGTGGTGGTTGTAAAGACGGAGCAGACAAATATGCAAAAAAATATGCTTTGGAGTTTGGTTTAAAATATAGTGAGTTTCCACCATATCACGAGGCGCACAATGTTCATTGTGTTTTTGGTGCATACAGATATGGAAAACCATTTTACAAAAACAACTATCATAAAAGAAATGAGGACATAGTAAATTATAGTGATAAGGTAGTGGCATTTATCAAAGATGATATCATTACTAATGGAACTAAGTCTACATTAGAATATTGTAAAAAAAATAATAAAAAGTTTGTTATTTTGAGTTGAAGTTGATATTTATATATACATATATACAAGGACAATATGAAAGAAGAAAAATTAACATCAGTAAAAGTCATTGACGAACTCTATAAAAAATTTAGAGAGAAATCTATTCGTGATGACTTCTCATTACAGAAATTAGTGAATCGTAGTATTGATTTGTTCGTTCACGACGAGGAGTTTGCAAAGACTATCGTTGAGTATGAGAACTTAGAGGAAAGTGGTTCAAAATATTAAAATTAGAAAAAGGGTTATATGACGGATTTAAAATTACCAAAATTAAAAAAAATAAAAAAGATTGAAAGAAGAGATAAGAAAAAGATTCTACTTTTGTCAGATGATTTGCGTATGTCAAGCGGAGTTGGAACAATGTCAAGAGAGATTGTTTTGGGAACTATTGACAAGTATGATTGGATTCAAATAGGTGGAGCTATTCAACATCCAGATAAAGGTAAAATATTTGATATAAGTGATGACACCGCAAAAGAAACAGGTGTTGAGGACGCTTATCTAAAGATATATCCAGTAGATGGCTATGGTAGTCCAGAAGTATTGAGAGATGTTATGGAGATTGAAAAGCCAGACGCAATCCTACACTATACAGACCCAAGATTTTGGGGTTGGTTGTATCAAATGGAACACGAATTAAGACAACATATTCCAATATATTATTACAATATTTGGGATGACTTACCTTATCCAAGGTGGAACGAACCATTTTACGAAAGTTGTGATTTGATTATGAATATTTCAAAACAAACACACAACATTGTTCAAAATGTATGCCAGAACAAACCAAGAACAGATTGGGATTCAACTTATGTTCCACACGGAATAAATGAGAAATATTTTTATCCAGTCAAGAACGAAAAAGAAAGATTGGAAATGAACAAAATGAAATCAGAATTGTTTCAAGGACAAGATGTGGAGTTTTGTTTATTCTACAATAATAGAAATATTAGAAGAAAGATGACATCAGATACAATTATGGCATTCAAAACATTTGCAGATAAACTTCCAAAAGAAAAAAGAGATAAAGTTGCATATGTAATGCATACTCAACCAGTAGATAATAATGGAACGGATTTACCAGCGGTTGTAAAAGAAATGTGTCCAGACTTAAATATAATATTTTCAACACAGAAATTATCAAGTAAGAATCTAAACTACTTATACAACATAGCAGATGTAACGATTAATATCGCATCCAACGAGGGATTTGGATTAGGAACTTGTGAAAGTTTAATGTGTGGAACACCTATAATTGTAAATGTTACGGGTGGTATGCAAGACCAATGTGGATTTAAATTCAGAGACCACTTTTTAACCTATAAGGACTATGGAAAGATTGAGTCTTTACACGATTGGAGAAAATGGGAAAACAACAAAGACTTAACTCACGGAGAGTGGGTAAAGCCGGTGTGGCCAAAAACAAGAACATTAGCAGGTTCACCACCAACACCATACATTTTTGATGATAGAGCAGATTGGTTAGAGGTATCAGAAAAAATAAATGAGTGGTATGAAATGTCAAAAGAAGATAGAGATGAGTGTGGCTTCAAAGGACACGAGTTTGTTTGTGGAGATGAGGCGATGATGAGTGCAAGAGCGATGTGTGGTTTATTTATAGACCATATGGAAACTGCTTTTGAAAAGTGGACACCAAAAGAAAGATATGAGGTATATAAAGTATGAAACCATTAGTATTAGTAACAGCGCCGGTTCAAACTCGTAGTGGATATGGAAATCACTCACGAGATATTTGTAGAGCATTGATTGAAAGTGATAAGTATGATGTTAGAATACAAGGAGTTCGTTGGGGTAATACACCACCAAACGCATTAGAAAAAGATAATCCACATCATCAACAGATTAAAGAAAGATTATTAAAA